GACCCATACCATGTTGCTGTTTAGCAGGTATGAAGATAACCCTGTCAGCCGTTGTAGAAGTAGCAGTAGGTCCAGAGTCCACTCCAAAACTGTCAGCTGTAGCAGAATCTAAGACAAACCGCAATTGACCGAAGTTAGGTCCTTCTGCATTACTAACATACACCCACTCCTGAGTTAACATCGTTTCAGCAGCAGTCGGAGTTACAGCAACTGTCAGGTCACCTGCACCTGTCCAAGCATCTACCGCAACGTCTCCGCAGGTACCATTAGCAACTGATTGAATCTCAGCTCTATAAACTGCAGCAGGATTGATAATAACCTTTGCATAGCAAACTTCCGCAGTAGTATCAGTAGCGGTAGCTATGCTAGGACTATCATCTGTATCCTTTGATTCCATACAAACACCAACAGCATTCACAGCGTGAGCAGTAACAACAGTGGTAGAATAAGCTGAAATACAACCACTTGGAAAACCTGTTCCTACTGTGTTGTCAGCTGATGTCGCTAACATTAACAATTCACCTTGAGCGATAGCAGCAGCATCATAGACAACTTCGTCTTTGATGATCATCTCCGCACCGCATAGGTCATATGCCCATTTCATATTAAACTCCTCCTTTTAGTGTCCTCCCGCCGAGTAACTTTTTCAAGTCTCGACCAAACTTACTCCTTGGGGAATAAGCGGCATACGGATTATCCGTACTGTTAGAAATGTCATACTGGAACTTACCACCGCACTTTCTACAGCGGTATCTTAACCGAGTAGGCGTAATCTCCTCCATTAAACGGATAGCAGCAGACTTACAATCAACCATCTCTCCAGTATGTGTTACATCATCCCAAACGTAATACGTATAAGGGCAAATGAGTCTGCCCCGATATGCTCCTTTATTTATCCCCTTAGTGAAGATTCCCATTACACCCCACCAGAGGTTTTTACTTTAACGTTTGCAAGATAATCAGCTTCAGATATTCCCATAGCTGCCGCAGCCGTTCTTTGTTCATCAGTTGCCTGGGTAGCTCCCGTTGGAGCTGGTGCAGAAACTGTACCAGGTGGTGTACTGACCTGTCCTGCAAGCTCTCCAGTCTGAAACTTCTTCATCAAATCATCCTGTTGTTGTTTAAGTATCTCAGGAGTATTCTGACCTCTGACTATGTAGTACGCCGTTTCTAGTACACCTGGTTGAGCTCTCTGCTGTAAAGGTAAAGCACGAACATACCTTTCAGCAGCAGAACGCCATGTACTAAAGTCTGTATACTTCGTAGCCAAATCATCAGCTTGAGTGGAGACAGCGTTACCGATTTTGTCAAACCAATCAAGTGCATACATCATTTCAGTCTGGACAGCCTTTCGTGGGTCAGTATCCCACAGCTTATCCAAGTCTTGTGCTATCTGATTAGGCGGTTGCGGTTGAACTCCTGGAGGAGCCATCTGAGGTTGGCTTACCTGAAGCTTCATTGAAGCTATCTCAGCTTCAAGAGCCTGCCTCTTACCTCTCTCTTCCAAAAGAGCACCTACAGGAACCTGATCGGATTTCGGTTCGCCTTCCGTTGGCGTATCACCTGGTTTAGGTTCAGCCACAGGTGTAGGCTGAGGAGCCGGTGTCGTTGGCTCGGGCGTTACAGGTTTTGGGTCACTCCCTGGCGTGCCTGATGTAACGGGGTCAGGTTGTTGAGGTTCGTTACTGGGGTTTGGATCTGGCATCTTTATCTCCCATTGCAGGATGTACGGCATCCTGAACCGAACAGCATTTTAAAATAGGTTGCTGGAACTATTCCTCCCTGTCTATCACAATCAGAGGGAGTTGTTTAACTTCTTCGTAAGCACTGATTCGAGTTTGTATTAAGGTCAGTTTGTCAGCTTCACAAGTCTTTAAGTTCATAACATAACCTTGTATCCACCGGTCTAACTCAACACATATTGCTTCCCAATCAGAACTTGCCTTTATAGCTTTTGCTTTCTCTATGTCCATGCATTCCTCCCGACTAAAGGATTTTTAACAAGATTTAAGTCTTGCAGTTTCTTATACTCTTCTGCATCCATCATTTGCTTCAATATACTCCTGACATTGGGTGCCCAGTTCTTATTCAAGTTCTCAGGGTCATTCTCAGCTCCAATAGGAGCCCAACGTCTCTGCATAAAATCAATGAACTTCTTAGGTCGTTCGTTAATCCAAGGTGCAGGTCTCTTGCCTGTATTCCAACGGTTGAAGTTCTTACGGATAGACGTATTCAACACCTGCGTTGGATTAGTGGTCTTGATACTCCTAACACCATGCTGTCCCGTTGGGTCATTCTCTGCTCTGGATATTGCCTGTGCAAACGTTGGAAAGAACGACTTAACGAACTCTGTATCAGAAGTGTTCAGTTTCTTAGACATTCGATGGTGTCCTTGGACTTGAAGCTGGCTGTCTTGGGGTAGAATTAGGCTGTTCGCCCTTAGGGGCACTGCCACCACCACCGCCACCGCCACCGCCACTTGGAGGACCACCAGCAAGCATCTCTGCCTTAACCTGGTCAGGAGAAGCTCCTTCCGCCATTCTCTGTTGAATCTGTTGTTGCATCTGAGGAGATAGACCACCTGGAGAGACCATTGCCGGTTCCTGCTTTACGATAAGCTTCTTCAAGTTTGTAAAGCCCATCAGCTCTCCTATCCTCCGATTTATCTCAGCTCTGTTGATGGTTGGGTCGTTAGCTGTAACTTCCTTAAACCTAAGCAACTGAGCCACTTGTATCTCCTTGTTCATGGTTTCTGAGATACCTGTAGGTATAAACTTGACTTTAGCCTGAATCTCCTCTGGCTTCACCATAACAGGCTCTTCCTCCCCGTCATCGCTTACAATCTTAATCCATTCAGGGAATATCATAAACTGCTGCAGATTGGACAAATAAATCAAGGAGAGCTTCTGTATAAGGTCTGTCTCGATCTTACGAAGTATTGGACGGAATCTGATTCCAGCAGCTCCTTGTAGAAGGTTAATACCAGACGCTGTCCTATGCTGTCCTTCGTCTGTCGGCATAAGTGGTACCGTGGCACCCGTAGCCTCACGATAGTCAGCTTTTGCAAGCTCTTCTTCTTTATAGGACGACGCAGTAACATCTGGTGTGTCCATCCATTTGATTGACGTAACAGTATCGCTAACTTTGTGCCATTGCCCTGGGCGAGAAACCTGCAGTTTTCGAGTATTAATAAGGTGATCGTTTCCATTGTAGAATCCTTGTTTGTTAAGAACCAGGTCTACGTTGTCAAGACGTTGGTTTACAATCTTGTTTAAGCGGTCTTGCGTTGGTTTACCGACACCACCCATCCCGACACCAAACCAATTAGGCTTAACATCAGGATATAACGTGAACTTAACGAACGGAGGTAGTTGGTGATTGAAAGGATTGGGAACACCTCTAATCTTAACTGCCCTGTTAACAATCATAATCCAGTGAGGGACAGCTCTCTGTTTTACAACTTCACCATCCTTATCGTAGGATATATCCCAAGGACCCCAATATTCCAGAAGCTCGTACTCTTCCCGCTTTTTTACATCCATCGGTTTCCCGTCGGAAGCTACGATAGGACTTTTCATATATGTGGTCGGTTCTGAGTTAAGAGCTTCTGTAAGATTATTAAACTTAAATCGTGGATTGTCGGCGAGGTTCTTCAAGTATTCTGCATCACAGAATCGTCGTCGGATAATAGGTAATCCGTCATCAATACATAGCTTGGCAGGATGAGGAAACAGTTCAAAGAAGTTTACAGCCTTACAACCAGGTCGATTGTCGACGAGAGCTTGGTATCTTTGTCCGTCTCTCCCTATCTGCCACTGCCGTCTGTGCAACCAAGGAGACTCAAGATAACCAGTCCCTAAGAGAGTACATTGAGTTAAGGCTGGTATAACTTCTCCTTGAACGTCGGAGATTCTGAAGTGATGACGTATCAAGTCACGTATCTTTACTCTTGCTGAGTTAGGTATCTCATATGCTTCAGCCTCGACGGGAGCTGCAGTCGGAAACAACGCAGAGAATAAACGTGGCGTGATAGTTTGTTCAGATGCAAAAGTAATAGGAACGTGTACAGCATTCTGCCATTTCTCTCCACGTGGCGGTGGTTCATTCAGCCATTGTGAATAAATCGCAGCAGCCGCCTCAAACCTGTCGTGATGAAATCGTTCATAACGAGCATACTCGTCGACGACATACTTGAGCATCTTATCATTTCTTAATAGTGAATTGACCATACTTATAACTCCTCTTGGTTTCCCGAAACTGCCGGTCGATAGGTTTACCTGTTACTACCGAATCACCTGTTCTGCCTTGTGCTTCCTTTGCAGCATCTTTCTTACTGCGACCCTGTGCAAGAAGTGCATCGTATATTATCTTAACCTGACTCAAAAGTTTCCTCCGTATCCACTGCCGACTCTTGGTTCAACCAGGCTTCTATAGCTACCCTTGGACGGTTTTCTGGAAGGATATTTTGTATAAACTCCTGTGTATTCGATTTGATCCTCCTCCTCTTCCAAGGGGATATATCTCACACCAAAGTTATAGATATAGCGTAAACAATCCATAAAATGGTCATTTTTTTTCTTAGGTTTCTCCTTTTGGTCGTAATCTTCCTTGTTTCGCTTGTATTCGTCCCAAATATAGTGCTGAAACTCGAAAATCGTCTGTTTGCAGTCCCTCGAGACCCGTAATTGGGGTAATTCACGCTTCAAAATGTGATTATACCTCATTGTTAGGGCTTGGCGTATCTTACTCTTGCCTAACATCGGGTCCGAATTAGCTCTTTGGGTGAACACGCCGTACTTCATGAGCTCTTTACGGAAGTTGAAGTTCCCTGCAACCACGTTTTCCTTGTCTGCATGAGGGTCAATGAGCTTTACACGGGCTTCTTCCCCACCCTCCTGGGCTAAAATCGCATGAGCGATCTGTTTTACGTCCATGTTAGCCAGCCACAGTTCATCATATATCCAATGATTTTCCTGTTCATCTACTGCTAACCATAAAACAGCAGTCGGCATTCGCTCATGCGGATCCACCGCCATGTACTTCGTCCAATGCTTCTTAACTTGCGGTGGCTCACATATGTGATAATCTGGAACGAACTCTTTATAGATAAGTCCGGTCAGATGTAGAAATCTCCCATGAAGCCGAGCTTCCTTTTCCTCTTCAGTCAACTGAGACTCGAACTCCTTGATGGCTTCTTCAGTCAGATGAGTATTGTCACGCATATCCATCGTGGCGACAAAGATATTATCTGACTGTTTTGTATATATGTCATCATATATCCAGGGCTGGGTGAGCGGAGTAAGGGTCAGCCAGTGCCTGCCCTGGAAATCTACCAACCCACGGAGGGTCGCAACATATTTGTCACGAGGAGGAGGTTCGTCAAACCAAGCCAGATGACCCTTCCAGCCCTCGAACTGTTCCGTGGATTGCTCGTGTGTCAAAATGTCAAAGACCGAACCGTTCTTAAGTTTCCACTTAACGGGGATTCCCTGTGGATTTTTCCATCTTCTCTCCACAAGGCTCATATCAAGCCATTCCTCGAAGAAGGGTACGATGACCTCACCTACTCCCTTCTGGAAGTCCT